AGGTGCTCCATGATCGTCTCCGACATCCTTGGCCGCGTACGACCGGTACTCAACGACAGTGATGCAGCCGCATATCGCTGGTCGAACTCTGACCTGATCAGCTACATCAACGATGCCTGCCGCATGGTCCTGATCAAGCGGCCTGACGCCAACACCATCCTATCCCCCTTGACCTTGGTGGCTGGCGCGCTCCAAACGATTCCTGACTCCGCCTACCGCCTGATCGACATCGTCTGCAACCTCGGCGTGGACGACGCCCAGGGCCGTGCTGTCACCCTGGTGGACAACACCGTCCTCGATGCCTTCAGCCCCAACTGGCGAGCTGGAGCCAAGTCATCCACGATCAAGCACTACATCTTCGATCCAAGAACCGCACGGCGATTCGAGGTCTACCCGCCCGCCAACACTGGCGCAAGGATCCAGGCAAAGGTCTCTGCCGTCATTGGCAACGTGTCCCAGACCAGCGACACGATCGGCCTGCGTGATGAGTACATGGAGCACCTGGTCGTGTTCGTGCTCTACAAGTCCTACGCTCGAGACACGGAGTTCGCAGGCAACGCAGAGCTCGCAGCCAGTTACCTGGCGCTCTTCAACGGAATGCTCGGCGACAAGACCATGGCGGACAACGCGTTCGCTCCGGCGATGAACCGGCCTGGCGACCAGCCTAGCGCACCGGCCCAGCAGATTGGAGGCGTCTGATGGCGTCCTATGAAGACTTCTTCCCGTACGTCATGCCAGAGGTGATCGGCGCTCCTGAGCCGCTGGTCGTCCAGGCGATTCGCAATACCTGCATCGAGTTCTGCGAGAAGAGCTTAATCCTCACCCGCGATCACGATCCGGTGACGATCAGTCAGAACATCGTCGACTACGACCTCGAGCCACCGACTGGTTACCTGGTCGTCAAGGTGCAGAAGGCGTGGCTCGACAACCGCGAGATCACCCCGCTGGCTCCTGACTTCGTGAACGACCCCGCCGTCTACAACCGGCTCTTCAGTTCATACCAGGCTCGCGGCAGCACGCCCACGGCGTACCTCCAGAAGGACGCTCGCACGATCTCTGTGTGGCCCCTGCCAGATCGACAGTACCGCAATGGTCTGACGATGCGCATTGCGCTCAAGCCCACCAGGGCCTCGACCACTATCGAGGACGAGGTCTTCGAGGACTACGCCGAGGCTATTGGTCAGGGCGCTGCGTATCGCCTTCAGGTGAGCGTTGGCAAGGCGTACACGAACCCAGATATGGCTGTGATCAACAAGGGCTTTTTCGACCAGGCGATCAACGTCGCCAGGCAGCGAGCCTCTCGTGGCCATGTGCGCTCGAGCCTGAGCGTGAAGATGAGGAAGATCTGATGGCCAAAATCAATCTCGTGCAGGGCGACAACCTGCCGTACATCAAGCTGACATTGACCGACCCGTCGACCGGCGCGGCGATCAACTTGTCTGATTCAGAGATTGTTGTTCGCGTGCGCTTTCGCGCATCGGGCAGCAGCACAGTCCTGTCAACGATCACCTGTGAAAAGGTGAGCGGTGGCACTGGCGGTCAGGTCCGATTCAACTTCGGCCCAGGCGTACTCGACGTTGAGCCAGGCCCCTACGAGGGCGAAGTCGAGGTGGATTTCGATGGTCAGCTTCAGACCGTCTATGAGGTCCTCAAGTTCAACGTCCGTTCCCAGTTTGCATAAGGAGTAAACCATGTCCGCAATGTCCGACTTTCTCGAAAACAAGATCATCGACCAGCTCTTCCGTGGCCAGGCCGCGCCCACGACCACCACCCTGCACGTCGGTCTGTTGACCGCAGCGCCCTCTGATTCCGGTGGTGGCACCGAGGTCACTGGCGGCTCTTACGCCCGCGTGGCCGTGACATCGTCGCTGGCCAACTGGGCTGGCACTCAGTCGGCCGGTAGCACCGTTGCCTCGACCGGTTCCGGTGGTCAGACCAGCAACAACGCTGCCATCACGTTCCCTACGCCCTCCGCTAACTGGGGCGCGGTGACTCACTTCGGCATCTACGACGCCGCAACCGCAGGCAACCTGCTGTTCTGGGGTGCGCTCACCATCTCCAAGACGATCAACCAGGCTGACACGGTGACGTTCCCCGCTGCGTCCCTGTCGATCACCTTCGCTTAATCGCTTGGGTCTGCGATGTTGCTGAATGCGTCACAGCTTAACCAGCTCGTCCTGAACGGGCGGTCTGGGACGCTTCAGCAGCTCGCAGGGGCAATCACCGCCACCGCAGCGACTTCTGCCGCCATCTCGAAGACAGCCCGCGCTGCGGGAGTAATCACAGGCGCTGCAAGCCCGGTCGCATCGGCATCTCTCACCAAGAGACTTGCCGTCGCCGGGAACGCTTCTGTCGGCACCGTGGCCAACTTCATTGTTGGCTACAAGATCGCTTCGAGCCAAACAGTCGCAGCAACCGTTGCCGCGAACGTGTCTCTGGGCTTCAAGCTGGGATCTGCCCCGACTGTCACAGCTTCTGTGGCTGGCGCGGCCGCAAAGACCTCCTGGCAGTCTGCCGCCATCTCTGCGTCGGCGAGCGTGTCTGGCGCGGTCGGCAAAACCGCGAATCTTGCTGCGTCCATGTCCGTGGCAGCGGCAGCTTCTGCGGCAGTCAGCAAGACCTCCCGCCAATCCGGTTCGGCCTCCGTTTCCGCAGCGGTGTCGGGTGCAGTCTCGAAGACCAGCACGCAGTCCGCCGGAGCGTCTGTCGTCGCGATAGCGTCTGGAGTCTTCAGAGTCAACTATGTTGTTGCCGCCGCAGCCTCTGTCGTAGCAACGCCTTCCGTCGCGCTCAGCAAGACCAGTAGGCAGTCTGGATCAGCCTCGACGAGCGGTGTCACTGTCGGCTCCGCCGGTCTGTCGAAGGTGCTTGCATTTGTCGGCAGCACAACAGCCACAACCACTGCTAGCTCGAATGTCTCCAAGGTGTCTGCCGCTGCCGCGAGCGCCACCGCATCGACCTCCGGTCTGGCGAGCCTGATTAACCCGCTTGCTGCACTTGGCGTGAACGCTGTTGCGCAAACAGCGGGTTCGGCTCTGATCGTCAAGAACATCGCCTTTGCCGGGAACGCAGTCGCCTCGACATCGTCTTCCGCTGCCGTCACCAAGCTGATGGCGGTTAACGCCGACGCAGTCGCCTCAACATCCAGCGCGGCTGACATCGAGAAGTCGATTGCCGCTGGCGGCTCTGCGACTGTGACTCCAGTCGTGCAGGCTGCTGTCTCGAAGAACATGAGCTTTGCTGGCTCCGCAACGATGACCGTTGCCTCTGCGCCAGCAAGCATTACTAAGTCTCTGGGCATTACAGCCCAAGCAGTCGCCTCCACCGCATCCGCCGCCAGAGTTATCAAGTCAATGTCGATTGCTGCGTTGGCGACAGCGCAGACCTCTGGCGTGGCCTCGGTAACCAAGAGTGTTGCCTTCGTTGGCTCAACCGGCGCAACCACATCTGCGCTGCTCGGAATTCAAAAGCAGATTGCGGCGTCTGTCATCTGCTCAGTGTCTATTCCGGCCGCTGCTGTAGCGGTGTCCAAGAACATTTCTGGCGCGGGGGATAAGGTCTCGACCCTTGTTGGGCAGCTTGCCGTCACGGTCAGCATGTCCGGGATGTCGGGGTCGTTTGCTCTCAGTAGCACGACGCTTCACATCACCAAGAACGCCGACGGCTACTCGCTGGCTACGGTGGTCACGCAGGGGAATCTGCGCCGCCTCTACATCTACAACGGTGTGACGGCAGTTGCTTTTGTCCAAGGCCTGTCTGCTTCCGCAGTCGCTGAACGGATCGACGTGCAGGCCGAAGTGCAGCAGCTCTTGGCGGCTCCTATCGCCGGACTCATTGGCCTGAGCGCCGAAGCTGTGGGCGACTTCTCGCTGTCCTCCGAGGCCAGCGGCCAGATCAGCGTTGTTGCTGAGCTGGAAACGATTGAGATGAAACGGGTAGCGTAATGCCAGTCTTGTACGCAAACAATGCAGCCTCGAGGCTCTCCGCCTCGATCACGAACACCGCCACCAGCTTTTCGGTGACCTCGGGCACTGGCGCATTGTTCCCGGCCATCTCTGGCGGCGACGTGTTCTACGCCACGCTAATGGACTCGGCTGGCAACCTCGAGGTCGTGCGGGTCACCGCTCGAGCCACCGACACATTCACCGTCGTTCGTGGGCAAGACGGCACCACGGGTCGCGCATTCTCCGTAAACGACATCGTTGAGATTCGGATCACGAGGGCGATGCTTAATGACCTGAAGGCCGAGCGACTTGCGCTGACTGGCGGCACGCTGACCGGCACATTAAACGGGGTCACCAGCGGCAGCACCACCACCGCAGCTTTTAATGCGGCAACCACAGGAGGTGGTTTTTCCGCGATGTGGGGCCGCTACGCGCCATTCAGAGCAACGGTAAACCATACGGGAAGTTCGTACGGGCCGGGGTTCTCGATGTACTACGAGTACACAGGCGGATACGCAGGTCAGTACAGCCTCGGGCATTTAACTACCAGTGCCGCGAATCCGGGCAACTTCTGCATTCACCACATCAACAGCGCTGGGGCGTCCTTGGCCCTTTGGCAGTTTGATGGGGCGAACGGAAACTTTATTGCCCAAGGCAACGTCACCGCGTACTCGGATGAACGCCTGAAGAAAGATTGGGCCGCGCTGCCCGCTGATTTTGTCGAGCGCCTAGCCGCCGTCAAGAGCGGCATCTACATTCGCGTCGACACCAACGAGCGCCAGGCAGGCGCGTCAGCCCAGGACTGGCAGAAGCTTCTTCCTGAAGTCGTCATGACTGGATCTGATTCCGACAAAACCCTGTCGCTGGCTTACGGTAATGCGGCCCTGGTTTCTGCAATCGAGCTGGCCAAAAACAATCTTGAGCTTCGTGCGCGCATCGAGCGTCTTGAGCTGCTGATTGAGAAGTTGCTGGAGAAATAAGTGCCAGCTCTTCAGTCATCCGGCGCGATCTCACTTAACAACATAAAAACCCTGTTTGGTGGGGTAGCCAGCCCGTCGCTTGGGGACTATTACCGCAACAGCTCTTACATTCGAAGTTACTCCCAGAACTCAACTCATTGGCTGTCTACAGACAGCGGCTATTTTGAGTTGTACTGGGGCGGGGCGAACATTGTTCCTCAATCGTCCGGCTGGTCACCGACCATGACCTCATACACAACGGGCGGTTACACGTATTTCAAGGGTGATGTTGCTGCTAACGATAGTGGATACGGCGGCTCAGGTTATGTGTGGAACTACGTGTATCGCGTTTTGACAACCCTGGTTTCAGCCAACGGAGTCATACCCACCAGCGGCCCCATTTCAATGCGCAACTTCTACGGAGCAGAAAAACCATGAATGGAATCGAGCACAAGTTTTACATTGAGCGCCTTTACGTGCGTCAGTACGAGGGCACGCCCAATTCGATTGCTCGAGTGCATTGGGTGTGCGTGCTCAAGCGCAACGGCGCCAAGGTGTTTGCGCGGGGTCAAACTGACCTGGCTGCCCCGAACCCATCGACATTCATCAACATTGCTGAGCTAGAGGCTCAACAGGTTTTGGATTGGGTTGCAGCTCATGAAGGCGGTCAGCCTTGGGTCGATGGTCTGGTTGCAGTCCACGAACAAGCAATGCAGCAAGCCGAACAGAACCTGCTGTTTGAGGCTTGGCACATGCCTTTGATCAACCCTGTTCGTTTTGACCCCAAAGATGTTTGAGTACGCCAAGCCAATAATTGATCTGACCAGCATCCCGGAAACCTGGGATGACGTTCGGGAATTTGCTCATTGGTGGTGCGGCGTTGGCATGCCGTTTCTCCCGCCAGATGGAGCGGAGATTTTCCTGTCTGATGATGCAACCTCGATGTGCGTTTTCAGGAGAGGGAGATTTCAAGTTGAGCTGTATTTGATTCACCCGAATCCAAACTTGCAGGCTCACGAGCACCCTGGCGTTGAAGTCATCAAGATGCGGATCGAGGGAACGTACTCTCCACGGACAGGCCCATTTGAATCTTCACCTACTTGGGGAAGGTTGTCTGAAACCTTGCTGGACGGCCAGGCTCATGGGAGCACTGGGTCACAGTATTCTCGACAGCTTGGATTTCCTCTGGTTGCGTTCCAGCAATGGAAGCACAGAGAGCCCTGCACCGTTGCTGCCGCTTGGAAGGGGCCGACTGTTGGCCCCATGCAGGAGAACTTGATTCGGAGGTTCTATCCCAACGCCTTCATTGAGCGCGGGTACGCCGACATCACGAAGCCTTCCAACTACAGGCAGCTGGTCTTGGAGGGTAAGGCATGAGCGCCCCGGAGATTGCCATTGGCTGCGTGGCCAACCTGTTCAGCCGCATGATGGTGTTTGAGAAGGTTGGAGACATTGAGGTTGGGCACGTTCACCAGTTTGATCACTTGACGCTGCTGGCCAAAGGCAAGCTCAAGGTAACGGTCAGCGGCCAGGTCTCGCTCTTCGCGGCGCCGCACATGATCTACATCCATAAAGATCATGTTCATGAGCTTGAAGCGCTTGAAGACGGAACGGTTGCCTACTGCATTCACGCACTCCGCACGGCTGATCAGTCAGAGATTCTTGACCCAGCAATGATCCCGAACGGAGTAAACCCCGTAAGAGTTGCCGGGGCTGTGCGCGGCGACACCCTAAGCAACCCAAGCTCGCCGGGCCGTCGTATTGCCATCACGAGCCACGGTCATTCATGACCGCCACCTAAAATGTTTCCAAATGGGGTTGTCAATGCCAGCAACATTTCATTCCAGCAACCGGTCCCCCTGAACACACCAAGAGCATTACCTATGGACGAGATTGATGTATCACACCGAGAAATCTACGACCGGCTTTTAGCCGTTGAGCATAAGGTCGACAAGATTGACAGAGCAACCGAGAACGTCGTTGCAGCGTTTAGTGCTGCTCAAGGCGCATTCACCGTGCTCGAGTGGCTAGGCAGGCTGGCAAAACCCATCCTATGGGTTGGAGGCGCCATCACTGCCATTGGCATTACTTGGCAGAACTTCCGTGTGAAGTAAGGAGCGCAGCATGGAGCCGATCACGATGGCCCTTGCAGCTATGGCCGCCGTACAAAAGACGGTGTCCATGATCAAGGAGGCGTCCAAGACTGCGGACGACGTACGAAGCCTCGGGCCTCTGCTGGGCAGATACTTCGAGCAAAAGCACGAAGTCACCAAAGCGCTGAAGGTCGCCAAAAAGAAGGGCGGCTCCAACATGGGGCAAGCCGTTCAGATCGAGCTCGACCTCAAGGCCCAGCGCGACTTTGAGGAGCAGGTCAAAGGACTGTTCTTCCCAAATAACATGGACGTGTGGAACTCCATCATGGTCCGCGTGGCCGAGATGGATAAGCAGGACAAGATTGATGCGCAACTCGCTCGTGACCGGGCGCTTCGGGCTAAGCAGGAACAGGAAGAACTCTTCGAGATTTTGATTGTTGTCGGCGGCATCGTTGTCATCTTCGTTCTCGTGGGCTTCGGCGTCTACCTCGTGATGTATGGGATGAAACAATGAAGCTCGCCGCAATATTGATGATCTTGCTGTTAACAGGTTGTGAAGACAGGTACCGGTATTTCTGCCAGAACCCCGACAACTTCGCCAAGGCAGAGTGTCAGAAGCCGAAGTGTCTGTTCACGCAGATGTGTCCCGAGTACTTAGTCGCGCCAATTCTGGAGAAGCAAATCAATGCCGTTCAAAATACTCAACCCGCATCCGAAGCAGCACCTAACCGCTGACGACATTGAAGTCCGAATCTGGGGCTTTGTTGTCATCACGGTGACCTTGATCCTCTGCTTCATCGTAGTCTCCATGCTGTACTCGGTGACGTTCGTCACCCAGCCGATTAAGTCGATGGCACCCATCGACCAGGCGTACACCAAGATGCTTAACGACATCGTCCTGCTCATCGTCGGCGGGATCGGTGGCGTCATGTCTAAGCGTGCCACTGGCGCAATCGCCAAGGCCATCGCGCCAACACCGACACCGCCAGCGCCAGCTCCGGCAGCGGGGGGTGAGCCCCCAAAGCCGCCAGCCCATCCGGTAACTCCTGACTGGAACTGGATGGGCTACCAGAACCCCGAGCTCGACGAGTCCTGGGTGCCGCCTCCCCCGCCCGCCACACCGGCTAGCCATATCCCGCCGGAGGCTGAGGAGATTGCGCAGGAGCGCGCTGCTGCCAGGAGTGAGGCATGAGCATTCAAAGACTTGGCATCGCCGTCCTGATCACCCTCTTGGTGATCTTCGGCATCTACCGGTTCGGCTTCGATGAGGGCTGGACCAAACGCGACGTTGAGATGCAAGCCGAGATCGCCAGAAAGAATGAAGAGGCTCGGCAGACAGAACAGCGCCTAAGCGATCAGATCAACACCCACGCCACAAAACTTGAAGAGGTCAACCATGCTCTCGATCAAAAGTCTTCCGCCCTTGATCGCGCTATCCGTACTGGCCGGGTGCGCCTCCCCGCCCCCAGTTGCGTACAAGCCCCCGCAAGTCCCGCCCCTGCCGCCGTCAATCTCGAAACAGCCAGCCAATCTGACCGACAGGCTGACCCAGGTCCTGATGCCGAGCGAGCAACCCTCCTCGCCATCGCCCAAATCGTCGCCGACGGCGACCGGGCAATCAACCAGCTCAACGCGTGCATCGACGCCTACAACTCAGTAAGGGAGCAGCTCAATGGCAGTAACCACTGAACAGCTCCAGAAGCTGAAGATCAATCCAGAGCTCGCCCAAGCCTTAAACGGCACCTTCGATAGGTGGGGTATCACCACCATGCGCCAGCAAGCCGCTTTCATCGGCCAGTGCGGACACGAGTCTGGAAACTTCAAGGTGCTCGAGGAGAACCTGAACTACGCCGCCGACCGCCTGATGAAGATCTGGCCTAAGCGCTTTCCTTCGATCGAGCTGGCCCAGCCATACCACCGCAACCCGCGCAAGATTGCCAACAAGGTGTACGCCAACCGGATGGGCAACCGAGATGAGGCGTCAGACGACGGCTGGCGCTTCCGAGGCTCCGGCTGGGTGCAGCTCACCGGCCACGACAACTTCTATCACTTCAGTAAAGCGATGGGCGTGGACTTCGTGATGAAGCCTGACCTCGTGCGCACACCTGAGTACGCCGCACAGAGCGCCGGTTGGTTCTGGTCAACCAAGGGCTGCAACCAGATCGCTGACTCCGGTGACTGGAAGGCCCTGACTAGGCGCATCAACGGCGGCGAGATCGGCCTGGCCGACCGGATCAAGCACACCCAGGAGGCGATGCAGGTTCTGTCAGCCTCCCACGGATAATTCCGGTCAAGCGAGGACACCATGAAAGCATCCAACGTCAAGCGTGAAGGCGGCAAGCTGGTCTACCGAGGCCACGAGTTCGACGGCTTCAACAAGCCCAAGAGCGCGCCTTCCGGGGCCAAGGAAAAGAAGATGGTCCTCGCCAAGAAGGGCGACGAGGTCAAGCTGGTTCGCTTCGGCCTGCG